CTAGTAATTAAACTATCTAGTTTTACTTGACCCTTCATATCAGTAGCTGTAGACCAATTAACAATATTCTCAGCGTTATGTAATATTGGATATGGCTTTACTTGTTTTCTTTCAGCTGGAGATAAGCTTTCTAAATCTACATTTGGGAAATCAATTTGTATAAACGCTCTTGACGTTTGTAATTCTTCCCATAAAGCAGTGCTTAAAAATGATATTAAGTTACTCTTGTCAGAGCCTATATCATCTAATAACCATTGCTTAGCTTCTTCTGGAGCCCCATTAATTTCTAGCATTGGTTGTTTTCTTAATAAACCACCTATTATCATCTTACAAAACTCGCTAGATACACCTGGTACCTCGGCTTCGGCTTTATAAAAGTCATATTGCTCTTGTGTCATTGTTGGATTAAACGGAAGTAGTAAATTATCGCTTGAAGGAGAAGAATCATAGTCTTTCGTGTAAGAAGGACCTTGAATTAGTGCTCTGTTTCGTTTCCATTCGTTTATTTGACTCAGGTATTCATCATTTGGATAACCTGGTCCTTTGGCAGTTTCGGTTGATTTAACAACTGAACTGTTTTTATATCTAATTGTCATGTTTTTTGTTTCCTAAAACGTTAGTAGAAGTAACACAGTTACATTCGGATTGAATAAAGTTTTGATTGGCGTAGTTCCAGATCAAATTAATTTTTGTTTACGTCAATATGTGTTTACCCACTCAGCAAAATTTTAAAAAGGGGTATTACCCCCATAGCCTACAGCCTTACAACCCAGGATCTATAACAATCCACGCCTAAAGCCTATAGCCTCGGCTGGTTGGAGTAGAATAACCCCTGTAGATCTGATTACTTTAATGGCTTTTGGTCTTGGGCTTTGGGCTTTGGGCTTAAATAGCGAAAAACCTTTGACTGCCATAGCTGTTTATGGATACTAAATTTATATTGTTTAAACACAAATAGTAAGACTTATCAATACTTTCTGGGCTATTCATACCTCGTTTGATTTATGAATAACAGTACTCATTTGTTTACTAATTGTTGTATAATCAAAGCTTATACTTGCTTATTAAAAACTCCACGATCTATCACGAATAGTAGCAGGTTTCTTCTTACCTATTGGGTATAAATACTCACATATATACCTTATGCCGTCTGAGAAATGCTCAACATTCCTAGTCTTATCAATGGTCGCATTATCCATACCTGTAGATTGTCCTATCTTCCAGGAAGTTTGCTCCATTGAGGCAACAGTTCTTGTACAATCCTTATTAAAGAATAGTCTTGTGTTACCAGCAGCATCCTTTAGCAGACTATTAACACAGTTAACACTATCTACTATTGGTGGTTGTTTAGACCTAGCACATACTCTGAACCCAGCATCTCTTAACAATGAGAAGTCTGTAGTTCCAGTAGCAGCACTGGTCTTTCTAGCATTACCTGAAGCATCAGGATATACTGTTATATCTCTATTTTTATATTTAGATTTGATCTTACGAATTAACTGATGAGTATCAGCAGATCCATATAACTCTTCTAAACAGTGTAATTGGTCGCCTCTATGAGCGAATACAGATGATGCCATGATCTTTACGTTAAAGTCGATAGCAATATGTACAGGCTCACCCTCGGCTAAGGGCAGTAAATTGTCAGTTACATTCCATTCTCTTGAGAAGTTATAGAACACACTATCTCCTGAGTTATTAAATGTAGCACAATACTCTTGCTCAAATGTCTTAAGATCTAATGTTGATCTAGCTAATTCTAATTCTTCCTTCATGTCTGGTCTTACTTTCTCAGCAGTGAATTGCCAAGACTTCCAAACACCTTTACTGTCTTCTTGTCCTTTATTATAAAGCTGATAAAAATCACCTTGTACACCTTTTGGTGTTGAGATGATAACTACCTTAGCTTTACGATTAGGATCGGTTGCCATAGGAAGTACAACTTCAGTAAATGCATTTTGTTTAATAAAGGCAAACTCATCAAGCACAATAAATGTAGGTGATGGTGAAATACCTCTTAAAGCATCTGGTCTATCAAATCCTTTTAAAGATAACTTAGATCCGTTAATAAATCTTAACTCTAGATCCATTTCTCTTGGTAAACCTTCTAAATGAGATGTATGAACAATACTTTTAAGTGTTGTCCACATAGATTCTCTAATCATAGAAACAGTAGGTCCTATTAATATAGCACGTTGATTTCTATGTTCTAAACAATGATTATAAGCCATAACACAGGCTAAGAAACTCTTACCTGTTCTTCTACCAGCAGCGACAATTTTAAATCTTGCTGGATGTTCGAATACTTCCTGTTGAAAAGGAAATAGGCTTAATTCATAATTGTCATTCATTTTTACCTTTATTATAATAATTTATTTTAAATATTTCATGTAAATATCGGTGAACAAGTTTATATGTCTCCAATTTTTTGTATTTCAGTTAATAGCTTTAATTCTATCAGATAATCTATTGGCTCTTTCACCAACTTGATTAGCCCATTTAGAATCTAACATTTCAATAGAAGCGGTTACCCATTCTTCATCATGAATTGCTCTTATAAATTTTTTAAATTGTGATAATCTAGGAGCACCCATATTAAAGCACATATTAACAATTACTTGTTGTGCTTCTTGAGGCATTTCTTCTAAATTACCAAATACTTTTTTAGACTCATCGATATATGTAATAACATCTTTATCAAATACAGAATTAACTCTTTCTTCAGAAACAGGAGTCCCAACTGGAGCACCATATTCTTCATCAGTAGATTTAACTAAATGTCCAATACCAAAAGTTTTATAACCTAAGTGGTCATCATAAATTTCGTATTTAACACCTTCATCAATTTTTAATTGTTCTCTTAATTTGTTAATATCCATTTTTTCCTTTATTTACCAATACACCCATAAAAATTTCCAATACCATTATTCATAGTATAAGTATTTATCTCAGTGTGATATTCGGTTAACTTAAGTCTTAATAAATCACAAAGTTCATAAAAATCAATTCCAGATACTAAGGTTATGCCTTCTAGCATATTCTTAGTTACAGGAACTAAACTATATAAACCATCATTTAATATTATTATATCCATTATCCTCAAAGGTTAGTTTAAATTTAGGCAGATCTCTCATATGGCTGGCTCTAACCCGAACATTTAACATGTCATTCACACACTTCGGGGAATCCATTCTGGATAATTGGAGCAACAACTCAAAGAGTTTTGCAGTAGCTTTACTTTTAGAAGTAAAAACTACATCTTTATGATCTACCAGCTTATCTTTAATAGTATTACTACCAAAGTAAGATTCTAAAGCTTTCCCAGATTTCTGGGTGAACCCAATATAGAAACTACCGTCAGTATAGTGTGTAACGTACACTTTATACACTTGTTCAGTGTGTTTCGATAACTTCTTTGTCATTGGAATCCTCGCTTGTAGAAATTTCGTGTTCAACCACATTAGCTTGTTTAATTTCAGGTTTTATTTTGCTCACGATTGTAAGCATAGGCACATTTGCCAATCCTGTATTGTGTAAACTAACTGGTTGTTTTGAATAGCCGTACTCAAGGAGTTTCTCAGCTATTCTAACTCGTAAATTTTGTGATTTACTATCTTCTTTACCTTGAAGAGCCTTTAATTCTTTATTTAAAATATCAATAGGGTCAATTTTAAGCCTTTTCATCTTTGTAACTGATGACTCAATCCCATCATTAGGATCTTTAGGTTTTGGTTTTCTACCAGCACCTGGGCGGTAGCCTCCAGAAGGCATAATATTCTCCTATTGTTAATTTAAATACAGTCTATTTCGCACTGTAGTCTGTAAGGGGTCATTTCTGAAATAGGCGATAAAACACATAGAATTACCGCCCATTACAAGATTATTTACAGATCTTTTTCTCGCATTTTCTTCTTTTTCCTAGAGTTAATAATATTAGCTTTACGAACTCTAATCTTCTTATCAGAAGGTTTTTCGTAACGCATATTATCTCTAAGGGTTTTAACTACACCTAACTTAGACATTTTAGTCTTCATTTTCTTGATAGCTTTTTCAATGTTATTATCTTTTAGATAAATTGTGAAATTATTAGTCAATTAAATTACCTCCTTTCTAAAATATAGATTGAATAATTAATATTGATAATATACCTAAACCGAACCATAAAGTTTCAATTCTATTAGTATTAATAAAATCAAATACCCATTGTATCGCTTCTCCTATTTTCTCTAACGCTTTGTATATATACTTATCCATATTTATCTCCTTTTAAGCAAAGGCAAATTCAGAGTTTAATATCTCTGAACTATCCAGTTGACCTTGCGGTATTATTGGCACAAGATTGCCAGTTTCATTTAACACATGCTGAAGTGGATTAGAGTCTATTATTAACTTAAACTTTTCTCTAATTACTTTTTGCATTTCCGTAACATTACAAGCATGAGATCCATATGAATCATGAGCAGTTACAATGTCAAAGTTACAAGCATCAATCACTATCATTAGATGTAGACTATCAAGATTATGAATTGTGTTTGGACTAACTGCAGATTTAGCTTTTGCTAAATTTAATATAGGTGTTTCAGATTTAATTCTAAAACCTACATTATCAACCCAACCATATTTCTTATCATTATCTTGAACATACAAACCATCTTTTAAAGTAACTTTAACTTGCTTATATTTGACATAGTTTTGTACAAATGGAAAATTACTTATTAAAGTATTATGAGAATATTGCTTACCTGTCTTTTGCATATACTCACCACAATTATCTTTAAACATTTTCATTGTATTACTCACTTCAGGAAACTCAGATTCAATTGTATTAAACACTGCACCACCTAATAATCTAGCAGCACTATGTTGTTTGTTACTAAGATAAACATTATCAATATCTTTAGTATCTTCAATTATCTGTTGTCCCATTCCTTGCTTGGTCGCAGAATAACCGTAAGTCATTACATTACGTTTAACAACCTTACGCCATTCTTTTATTGTGAACTTAGCTTTTGCCCAATAAATATTATCAGTCAATTTAAGTTCATCTTTATACTTACGTTGATACCACTTAATAACCTTTTTCTTGTACTCAACTTTAGGGTCATTATTTAACTCAGCCATTCTAAACCTATTTCTTAAACGTTCTATTGTTTTAAAATATAGATCATAGTATTCCATAGCAAGTTCAGTTGCATCAGATGCATCATCTATTAGTTTATTCCTAACTCTTTCAGCTACATAAGTGTACATATCACCAGGTTTATTATCGGTTGTTGGTTTAACATTAACAAGATGAGCATTTTTATCATCTTTAGCTAAACTAAATAACCATTGTAAACCATTATTAGAACCATCTCTGTAACAAATAGTATGACTAATAAAATCTTTAGTATCACCACCTGAAACAAAATGCACATCTAACTCAGCTAACTCAATAACCGCAGATAAAAATTGAAATGGCTCTTCAGCTTTCATCCAGGCTCGATTGGCTTTAGGGTCTTTACCCATACTAACAAATTCATAGTATTTATTTTCTACAAATTTAACTTTAGCTTTATGAGTTAACTTATCTTCACCAAACATATTAGCGACATGATGATAAAGTTGATTTAAACCATCATCACCTAAAGGTTTACCTTCAGCAAACGTTAACATACCTTTTGCATTATCAGAATTGATCTCATTAAGATAAGCACTTAAAGGATATAACCTACCACGATTGTCAGCTTGGTATTGTTGATAGAATACTTTACCAACATAAGGCTCAGTAGCTTTCAACACTTGATAAGCTTCAGCCTTCTTAGCTTCTTTACGTTCCTTAGTAATTGTATCAACACTGTTATGTTCAAAACATTCTTGGTTATTCTCTAGTGCCCATTTGTAAATTTCAAAAACTTTAGGCTTAACAAAATAACCAATTGATTGTTTCTTATTTAAACATGATAGAACAATTGGTGTGTTAGTAGGATTGATTTTAACTAAAGTATCAACCTTAGCACCTTTAATTAACTTTAAAGATTCACCATTCCTAGCAGATACAGTTCCATATTCCCAATCATTAGCTTTAGTAAGTAATGGTTTATAAGGATCAGCAACTTCATTAAACTCTTTAACAAGTTTTCTAAGATCACCACGTTTATAACCAGCATATACTTTATAAACAGTTTTAGCTTTGTTAAATGATTTAAAGTCATTAACAAGTTTTATTAAAACCATTCCTAATAAAGCATAAGCATTTAAAGTAAACACACCTAATCTTAATGAGTTTTCAGGTTTACTAGGCAAGTGATAATAGTTTCTAATCCTATCACCAATAGCAATTGCTAACTGAGTTAAGTTCTGACCTTCTGAAGTACCAGTTGCTATCATGCTATGAGATAATTGAATTACTATATCAAAATCAATATTAGATTTATCAATCATTCTAATAACACTAGGCTTAAGGTTATTATTACCTTTAGTAGATACCTTATCGTAAAGTGTTATTAATTCAGTCCTTAACTTTACTCCCACTTGTCCTAGAGTCTCTAACTTTTTCAGTTCTGGGTTTAACATTTAACATCCTCCTCTTTAAATTGATTATTTTATTCTCAGTACTAATTATCACATTCTCATATTGCTTTAACAATTTATCGACTAATTTACGTTCTTCTTGAACTCTGATTTTAGCCTTAATATATTGTTGTTGTTTCTCTTCAAGCAATTGTAGTTGCTTTGTATTTGTATTATCAACTACAAGAATTAAGTAAGGTTTATTATTTTTTACTTTCTCTGTACTCATGAATAGCCTCCAGTTTATCAACTTTCCTAACTAAATCATCCATATCATTTGCAATATCATCAAAGCCTTTACTAACTATTTGACCATTGATCATATCCTGTAGATTATTCTTTTTTAATTTACTTGCTAAACTTAATAATTGTAAAAAATTAATATAAGTAGCAATGCATATTAAAACAAATATCCATAAAGGTACTTCAATCATTATTATCTCCTATGTTATTTTAATACTTGGTGGTTACGACCTTCCATACATCTTTTATATATATCAGCATATTGATTATGACCTTCAGGACTTGAAAGCCAAAAATTAATATTACCTAAAAGTGTACTATTCTCTTCTGCTAAGTGTGAACAATGTAAAAGATCATCTGAGATCTCTGAAGCATTAGATGTTTCAAATTTCGATTTACCTTTTGTATCAACAACTGGCACATACTTAGCACAACCTTGTAATAACAAAACGAACATTGCTATTAACATTATTGTCTTATTCATTTATTATCTCCTTGTTTAGATATTTGTTTTAATACAGTAAATGTAGGATTAAGTTTATAATCACCAATTGGAATACAACTGGCAACTATAAACATACACATAGTTATTAGTATTAGTTTACCAATAAACATAATTGGCAAATCCATTTCCTAATATTATTATAACTATAGCAAACAAAGTTAATTTAAAATTATCCGACATTGATTACCTCCTGTTTAATATTATATGTATCATCATCAAATTGATCACCAATTAAATTTGCTAATTCTGCAGCTTCATTAATAGGTCTTTTAAGCCATAAAGTATCCGCTTTTAAACCAGCTTGAACATGATCTATTCTTTTAT